GTTTTTTAAGCATATTACCAGTAAACATATCTTTGCGTAATTGATCATTAAGATCAGCTATTTTTCTAGTATATTGTACATCACCACTATTCATCTGTTGTTCCTCCTATAGATTTTCTTTCATGTTCATCTTCGAACTCTACTTTACTTAATCTTTCTTGTAGTTGTAATATAGCGTTCTCTAATTTAACTATGCTTTCACCTTGTTGTATAACAACATCTGATATCTTTTTAGTAAAAGCATAATGAACATCTTGTACTTTAGAATTGAGATCTTGTACTTTTTCAAAGTGTTCTAATCCAGTATATTTAGTCATTTGTTCTCCTTTGTTAATTCATGTTGAACATCATGTATGCTTGGGATTAATTCATGTTCTAGTTTTTCTTGTTTATTAGAATCCCATATGTCTACATTAGCTTCACCATACTTTTTAATAAATTCTTCTCTTGTAGATTCAGCTGCGTATTCGGTCATTTCTAATACCCAATTACCTATTTTACTCATCATTTCCTCGCTTGTATGTATATCATAGTAATTCCTACTACTAATAATATGGTTATGTCTAAGATACCCATTATCTTTGACTATCTGTATATTCATTAATCATGTCAGTAATTTGATCATCTTCTTCCATACTGGTTACATAATTATAGTTTTCCATTAAGTCTTTAGCAACAGCTCCAGCTATTTCATTAGCTGTATCATACTCATAATGTTTAACTATTAGTTCTGATACAGTTTGATCAAAGTCAAAATCAGCTTTCGGCTCTGTTTTAGGTGCAGCTGGTTTTGGTGTAAAAGTATTTACATTGCCAAATATTTCACCAGAAGTTGGATCCCATATATTGCCATTATCATCTACATTAAATACTCTTTTCTTTAATTTAGATAATCCTTTGAGTTTGCGTTCCATAACATTTAATTCATAGATATCGCCCATAGTCTTTGCAAAGTCATCTGATAGTAATAGTCTATAATACCAGACACCTTTACGTTTAGCAGCTTTGTATACTTTACTGTTCAGTAATGTGCTGCCAATCCACATACCTGATCTCCATGTAGTTCTAATCATATTTACCTCTTTCGGTTACGGTTATATCATGGCTGTATGCCACGCAAATATGGTTATATTGTGCTATTATCACTTTATTTTACCATAAGAAACGCGAGCCGAAGGCTCGCGAAAATTTATAAAATCCCAACTATGCGTAAGCTGGGATTAATTCTGAAGATATAGTTCCATCTTCATTATCTAAAGGTCTTTCTAGTTTACCATGGTTTTCATTATACCATTGTTTTGTTTTAGCTAATTCTTTGTCATGTATAGCTTTTCTTTTGTCATCTGACATATTGTCAAATCTCACAGGATTTTTAGCTTGATATGGTTGCCATACATCGCCAGTCTTGTCCTGAAAATAGTCAAGATGTGCTTTTAGTCTGTCATACAGTATATCAAACTGAAATTGTCTAGCAGTTAGTTGTTTTTCTAACTGAGCTAGTTGAACAGCGTCAATCTCTTGAAATGAAGATTTAAGTTGTAATGAAGTTAATGCAGAAGAACTACCTTTTTTGGATTTGAAGTAGTTAATCCTATTGGTAGTTGCTGTAAGCATTTTCTCTACAATCTGTAATCTGTCAGCCATTTTGCCGATTGTACTATTCATAGTGATTGAAAAATCAAGTAAACCAACATCATAGCTTTCACCAGCTTTGTTGATATCCATAACTTCACAATCGATCTGATGATCGTAAGTAAGTTGTAGTGCTTGTATTGTATTTTGATATATAGTCATGTGTAACTCCTTTGTGTTACTATTTGATAGTGAGCTTTTCTCACAGTCTTGCAAGGCAAGGTAGTGATTTAGATATACTTGTCACTTTATCCCTTTCCCCAAATCTTACGAATAAGGGGGGGTAAAGGCAGCTATGCTGCACCCCTTGTGGGTTGACTAGTTTATCTTAATCATTATCATGTTTATTAGACATAAGAGATTTCTTTATTCCTCTTACTATTACTAATATCCATATTAACATAATTATTATTATTATACTCATTCTTACCTCTTTTCACTTAATTCATCTTTTATCCCCTATACACCTCTCACACATAGCCCAGACCGAAGCCCGTAGGGGCGAGACCTTGGCTCGACTTTAGCGAGGGCTGGAACAAGCTCCAATCGTCACACCATGTTGATTATGCTTGACATGATTTTTACAATGATTACTATTATCCACCGATAGCGAGATGACGGATAATACTGAATTAACAGATAAACAAAAGGCACTTGTCGATACCATCGTATCAACAGGCTGTAGTATTGTTGCAGCAGCAGAAAAGGCTGGTTACTCAACAAAAGTCAGTAGAGATAGTGCAAGAGTAAGTGCTTCTCGTACACTACGTCTCCCAAAAGTACAAAAGTACATGATGGAATGTGTGTCAAGAACGATAGGTCTAGGTGCAGTAACAGCAAGTAATAAGTTAGTACAACTATCAAACAACGCTAGAAGTGAATACGTGCAGTTAGAAGCTAGTAAAGATATACTAGATAGAGTTGGGTTACGTACACCAGACAAAGTTAATCACCAAGTGATTGGAGACATAAAGGTTAGTATCGATCTTAGTTAGAACGAGAGGGTGGGGGTTAAAAACTGAACAGTGGTTAAGTGTAAACCTGTCATACACACAACAGAGTTAAAAAAAGTAAATCAAATGTGCGTAGACAAATATATTTCTAGGATTTAAGGTAAATAGTCTTAAGACATAAACCAAGAGAGGGTTTCTCTCATAGCCTTGCAAGGCAAATAGAAGGATAAGGAATGGCTAAAAGAGGATTATATGCGAATATAAATGCTAGAAAGAAAGCTGGTACATCTAGACCTAAGTCTAAGAGTACGGTGTCAGCTAAATCTTATGCCAATATGAAAGCTGGATTTCCTAAAAAGAAAAAAAAGTAGTGTCTACTCCAGCGTGGCAAAGAAAAGAAGGAAAGAATCCTAAAGGTGGATTAAATGCCAAGGGTAGAGCTAGTTATAATAGAGCTACTGGTGGCAATTTAAAAGCTCCTACCAAGAAGAAGGGGAGCAAAAGAAGAAAATCATTCTGTGCAAGAATGAAGGGAATGAGAAAAAGACAAAAACCAAGCAATAATACTGGGAAAGATAGATTGTCCAAATCTTTAAGAGCTTGGAACTGTTAAGTGAATTGAAATAATATTATATTTCTAATATAGTTGTAGTTTACCCTAAAAAATTTTATAACAAGAAGGAATGAAAACTATGACTATAGATGATTTGACGACTGACATGAAGCTACTTCAAGAAGAAGTAAAAGATATTAAAGAAATAAATAAAGTATTAATGAATAAACTAGATAAAGCCTATGAAGATAGAATAGTATTGCGTAGTCAAGTTTTAAAGTCTAAAGTAAATACAGAAAGTGAGGTCCAAAATGCCTAAAGTTGGTAAAATGAAATTTCCATATACTGCTGCTGGAAAGAAAAAAGCAAAAGAAACAGCTAAGAAAAAAGGAATGAAAGTTGTCAAGCAAAGCAAAAAGAAAGGGTACTAGAGTAGAGAACGAAATAGTAAAACTCTTCCAAGCTGAAGGGTTTAATGCTAGACGACAACCTTTATCTGGTGCTATTGCTGCGTTCCCTCATGATGTTCAGGTATCTGATCTATTTGAAGGAACTAATATAGAAGTTAAAGCTAGAAAAAATGGCGAAGGCTTTGCTCAACTAGATAAATGGAAAGGATCTGCTGATTTATTAGTATTAAAAAGAGACTTTTCTAGTCCAATGGTATATCTTGACTGGGATTTATTTAAGGAATTTTTGTATGAGTATAGACAAAACAGACGAAGTAGTGAATCTGGAGAACAGACAGCTATTCAACATTTCTCTAGCAGAAAGACGGAAGCTAAGGCAGATCGTAAAAAAAGTACATCTAAGATACCTTCCAGAGGATTTGATAACGGACAAGGAAGCAGACAAATTAATCGAAAGCCTTGGCCCAAAGATCAGAGAAAATTTGCTAAAAGTAGCGATAGACAAGAATCTAGTATAAATGGCACAACTAAGTTACAAACCAGATGGCAATACCTTAAAGAACTTTCTAAAAGGTAATGAGTTCTTTAGAGGTTTACGAGGTCCAGTAGGAAGTGGCAAGTCTGTCGCTTGTTGTATTGAGGTACTTAGACGTGCTTTACAACAAGAAAAAAATTCGCAAGGAAAAAGAAAAAGTAGGTGGGCCGTTATTCGGAACACTAATCCGCAACTTAAAACGACTACTATTAAAACGTGGTTAGACTGGTTTCCTGAAAACGAATGGGGTGTATTCTCATGGTCAGTACCTTATACGCATAGAATAAATGTAGGTGAACTAGAATTAGAGGTCATATTCTTAGCTTTAGATAGACCTGAAGATGTTAAAAAACTTTTATCATTAGAACTAACAGGAGTATGGGTAAACGAAGCTAGAGAGCTTCCTAAGAGCATTGTAGACGCTTGTACTATGAGGGTAGGTAGATATCCTAGTATGCGTGATGGTGGTGCTTCTTGGTATGGAGTTATTGCAGATACTAACGCACCAGAAGAAGATCATTGGTGGCCTATTATGGCTGGTGATGTACCAGTACCAGATCATCTCTCAAGAGATGAAGCTCTGATGTTAGTTAAACCTGATAACTGGAATTTTTATACGCAGCCACCAGCATTGATAGAAGATAAAAATAAAGATGGAACATTAAAAGGATATGTAGATAATAAAAAATGTGAGAACAAAAACAATCTTACAGAAAAATATTACAACAATATTATTAAAGGTAAGATGAAAGGTTGGATTGATGTTTATGTAATGAATAAACTTGGATCTTTAGAAGAAGGTAAACCAGTATATCCTAACTGGAATATGGAAATACATTTATCTAAAGAAGATTTAGAGCCAGCTCAAGTACCAGTATTCATTGGTATTGACTTTGGACTGACACCAGCTGCAGTCTTTGGTCAAAAGTTACCTAATGGTAGATGGTTAATACTACAGGAGTTAGTATGTTTTGATATGGGTATAGCAAGGTTTAGTGAATTACTAAAACATGAAATAGCAAAGAACTATAGAACGCAAGATATTGAAGTATATGGTGATCCAGCAGGAGATTTTAGAGCTCAAACTGACGAAACAACACCATTTCAAATACTAAGACAGAATGGAATAATGGGTAAACCTACTCATAGTAACGATGTAGCTCTTAGAATAGAAGCTGTAGAAACATCATTAGCTAGATTAGTAGAAGGATCTTCTGGTTTTTTAGTAGATCATAGATGTATAAATCTTAAAAAAGGTTTTAATGGTGGTTATTTCTATAGAAGAATGCAGACTTCAGGTGACAGATATGATGAAAAACCTATGAAGAATAGATATTCCCATGTTCACGATGCACTACAGTATTTATTACTAGGTGCTGGTGAAGGTAAACAGTTAATATCTGGTAAAGCTAAAAATCCAACAGTAGTTAAAACTAGAGGTTGGAGTATATTTGGTGATAAAAAAAGAAGAAGTGTATGGCAAAACAGAATGAATGGTTAGTATATTTCTACGAAAATAGAGATTATCATAGGCATACTAAATTTTTTAAAAAAGGTTTTAAGCATTGTGGAGTAATGGGTTATGATGCAGAAAAAAAAATATGGGTAATAGCAGAGTTTTTGTTTGGTAAATTAAATATAGAATTACTTAATGAAGATGAAGTAGATAAAATATTTAGATTAGTAAAAATAAAAAATGGTCATGTATTAAAAGTACCAATACAAGATAAAATATCTAAGTTTCCTGTAATTATGGGATCATGGATTAAGGAACATAGCTGTGTAAGTTATGTGCAACGATTAATAGGCTGGTCTAGGTTTTGGATATTTACACCT